GAAAAACACCGTGCTATGAAAAAAGCATACTCTGATGTTGGCGGTGGTTTAACCTATGAAGAAATGGCTAGAGAGTTTGATATGCCCGCAGTTTGGGTGAGTGAGTATATCCGTGTTAACAAATGGAAACATGGTATGCAACCATTTACTGACGAAGAAGTAAAAAGTAACACACTTGACGATATGGTGGACAGTTTCTTAGATATTCGTAAAATGGAAATCATAAAGAGGGCTGAAAAGAAAAAGTGGAGAGAGATAGAAAAGGATGCTACTAAATATAACCTTCTTCGTGAATCTCTTAGCGGTGAGTTCTTTGAATCTTTATCTAATCATAAACCCGCACCCGTAAAAAGAGTACCACTAACACAAGGCACAGAGTACGCTGTGGTTCTTTCACCTACCGATTTACACTTTGGTAAATATGGTTGGGTTGACGAAGTAGGGCAAAGTTATGATTTAAACGAAGCAAAGCATAGAGTTCTTACAAAAACCGAAGAGTTATTAGCAAGATTACCTAGTCAACCGGAAAAGTTCTTTGTGGGTATTGGTTCTGATTGGTTTCACGTTGATAACGATGTGGGTACAACGACAGCAGGTACAGGTCAAGATATGGCGGCTACACCTGCACAGATTCTTATGCAGGGTTGCGACCTTGCACGACAGCATATTGATTTACTAAGAACAGTAAGTGATGTTGAATTGGTGTTTATGGGTGGTAATCACGATAGGCATACAAGTATCATGCTTATGCTTTACTTAGAGGCTTATTACAATTCCTGTGAAGATGTTACAGTTTCCGTAAGCCCTAATATCAGACAGTATATTACTTACGGTAATAATCTAATTGGATTTACACACGGTGATGGTAAAGTTATGAATAAACTACATTCTCTTATGGCTCACGAAGCAAGAAAAGATTGGGGTAAAACAGTAAACCATCTTTGGTTTCACGGACATTTACATCATCAACAAATGAAAGAAGTGGGTGGATGTATAGTAGTTCAGTTACCTAGTCTAGCAGGAGAAGATAGATACCACAGCCGAAACGGATATGTTATGGCTAGAGCCGGTTTGTCTGCTTATATGATTGACAAAAATCTCGGTTTGACAGGAAGTTTGTTTGCGCCGGTGATACATGATGAGTAGATGGACTAGCGCAAAATGTTGGGCGTGTGGTTGGGAAGCCCCACGTATGGAAATACAAAAGGCTAAGGCAGGTATTTGTCCTCATTGTCATAAGAAAGAATTACATCCGATGTGATATTATGGGTTTTACACAAGATTTGGCTATGGAACGTAGTAGACGTTCAGTAAAGTATTTTTACGAGTGGCTTGGTTATACTTGGGGAGACCACATAGGAGAATGGATGGATATGTACGGTGATAGAAAGGGTGCAGAAGTGCATCGTGTTTGTGTTATTGCACCAAGAGACCATAGTAAGTCTACTACTCTTAGGGTAAAACTATTACATCAATGTTTGTTTGAAAAGAAGGCAAATGGTAAACCTTTTACTTGTTGGTTGATTTCTGCGAGTAAAGATACTGCTATTAGAAGGCTACAAGAAATTAGAGACGATTTAAAGTTACATCCTCAATTGTCTAGGTACTTAGACCCGAAGAAAGGTAATAAAACGGAAATACATTTCACTAATGGGGCGTGGATAATGGCTACGTCTGTTGGTTCTGCTATTCGTGGGGAACATCCTGCCTGTGTAGCATTTGATGATGTGTTGGTTGACTCTGACGAAATGAATCCTACTACTTTACAACAATGGTTTAGAAAGGCAATTACACCTATGCTTTCTCCGGGTTCTTCTTTTTATGTAGTAGGTACACCTATGTCTATGACTGACCTTTATCATACTGAAATGTTGGCTAACAATGCTTGGAAAAGTGATACATGGAATGCTATTGTTAATTACGATGAATATAAAAGTAGTAACGGTGAAATAGAACCGGAAGCACTTTGGCCGGAATATCGTAGTATTAAGTTCCTACTAGAGCAAAAAGATGCTGTTGGTGAATTAGAGTTTGCACAAGAGTACCTATGTAGGGTAGTTGATGACGACTCTTCTGTATTTCCTCAAAACTTAGTGCGTAAGAATCTTGACTTAGATACTATAATACAAACAGAAAAATTAGATAATAACCGATATGTTATAGGATTTGACCCTGCACATGGTCTTGGTAAGGATTACAGCGTAATGATAGTTCTTAGACAAGACGAACAAGGGTTTATACACTTTGTTAATATGTGGAGACGTAATGACTTTCCACCGGACAAACAAGCAAATATGTTAATTGAGTGGTCTAAGCGTTTTGGTAACTGTCCGATAGCAGTCGAAGATGTAGGTTTCCAACAAATGTATGAAAGTTTGCTTGCACAGAAAGGTGCGGTAGTAGATTACAGACCTAGTAAAGTAGGCAACAGGACTTTGAAGCAAGGTATCTTAAACAGACTAAGAGTTTGGTTTGAGAGAGAAATGGTAGTGTTACCTTATGGTAATGATGAGACTAGAAGAATGCTTGAGATTATTCTTGACGAACTAAAGACCCATGCGTGGCGTGATGGGATGATTGTAGATTTAGGTAGACATAACGATACAGTTATGGCCTTTGCACACGCCATAGACCAATTCACATACAAAACCCCCGATATGCCCGTTATTATGAAAACTATGACGGGTGGAGAGTGGATGGGGGGCAGTACCACAGGCTTGAATAGAGAACGTAGTGGTATTGGTGGAAAAGTGATAAATAGGAGAGGATTGTAATGCCCGGCCCAATGAAGAGAAAAAAATTGTATAGACACATATTAAGAAACTTGTATGACGATGGCTACTTTAACGAGTGGCGACAGACCGATGAGGTTTGCCGAAAGGTAAATGAAGGTGTTCCCGATAGATGGACACAAATGTACGGCAGTTCCGTATTTAGATATATGCGGGAGTTAGAGGTAAAAGAACGACATCTTTGGCGCAGAACCCAAATGATACGTGAGTGGAAAAAATTATAAAAAAATATTTTTCAAAAAAATTATAATATATTCCGTGAGGTGCTAGGCGGGGGGTGGCTAGTAAAAAAGTGAGTTTTTGGCACTAGGTGTAAAAACTACACCTAGTACCATTTTTGTGATTTTACTCCCATGATTCTAAAATCTTGTCTATTTTTTCTTCTGTTTTTTCTTCTATTAGTGTAGAAACTGCACCTAGTGCATATTGTACACCCCATGTTACTTGGTCAGTCTGTAAGAAACAGACTGCTTTAAAATCTTCGAAAATCGCTTGCAGGTCGTCTAGGCTTATGGTTGCTTCTTGGCTACTCATATATAGGCCTCTTCGTTCCCCCTTATGAACTTAACGGTGTAGCATTCTCTTATTGACTAATTCGGAAGGTTTATATACCCCCAGCCCATCGGAGACACGTACTACTACTACTGCGAGGCGGTGTAATAACTACACTAGGTAATAAAATAAAACTACGATAAAATAAAATCACAATAAAATAAAATCACAATAAAATAAAATGACGGTGCAGTTTTTACACCACACCATCAAATTAATTTAATCTCTGATATATATTACCCAGAATACACCATAGTAATTAAATCTTTGGGATTTAAATACTTCTGAGGGGTACTTATTTCTTAGATGCTTTAAGAATCCTCTAGCATCCTTGAAATGATGCCTGTCGGTTGCATCTAAACCATTTGCTATTGTTATGCCGTCTTTTTCTGTGAACGCATGATATTGCGTCCATGTATGTCTCTCCTCTCCGTACATATACTTCCGTCTTGTTGTTAGTATATAAGACTATCGTTATACCATTCTGACCCCATACCCACAGGGTCGAGACCTAATCATCCTCAACGTAAGACAGACAGTATATAGTCTTTCCGTTATACTATTCTCTTAATAGCATTATAATGTCTATATCGGTAGGTTTATATACCCTACCCTACTACGATAGAATGAGGAAGCAATATGCGATACACAATTGGCATCAGAGAAGAAGGCGAAGAAGGCGGAAGAATACACAAGGCAGATAATTTACTAGGTATAATTGAATTACTTACTAACCACATATGTTATACAACGGGGGATGAAGTTATTATTCCCGAATTAGTAGATAAATACGGCAAGAAGAAGTACAATCATAAATGGATAGATGACGTAAGAGAGTTATTAGAATGAAACCAAAGTCCTCGCCCGAAAGGGCGGGGCATTTTTTTTGTGAATGTATAATAATAATCTTTATATACCTATACCCCCTCTTAGAAGCGGGGTTGGGTACGAGCCTAGATATGAGCCGAGAGAATGTTATATCGGCAACCTTATATAGTAACC